TTTCATGTATTTGATCACTGACTTGATCCCAGACTTGCCACTCGACTTGATCCTTGACTTGCCACCTGACTTGATCCCTGAATTGATACCAGACTTGATCATAAACTTGATACCAGACTTGATTCAAGACTTTATTCTTGACTTGATTACTAACTTGACTTTTAAGTGGTTTCATGTATTTGTTTTTCGACTTGATCCCTGACTCATTCTTTACTCAGTAATATCTGGTATATCCTCTAAAATAAATCTAGGAGTGAAACCTTCAAATGATGTTTCATCTATATTATCGAAAACATCTTCGGCTTCTTCCCTGTCGGTACATCTAAACACTGCTATATCCTGGGACTTTTCAATGATTGTATATACACCATCATTAAAGATAAGGATATAGCTTTCACTTGCTTGGATGAATTCCATTAGTTCCACTCCTCAAAGACTGTTTTCTTATGCCTATGAATATTTTCTTCTACAAATGTTGTATTATCCATTACTGGTATATCCTCTTGTGCATAATCTTCAATATCATATAGTTTCATCTTAGATTTATCAATACCTATCAAACATCGCTTGTTGGTTGATATATCACTATATCTATTCTTCAACTGTTTGAATTGGATTTGACCTTGTTCTTCTAATTCATCACTTGTTATAGCCGCAATCATAAAGTCAACCGTCTGGGGAAGACCAAAGCTTTCACTAGTATCAGTAAGATCTACATCAGAATTTGAAAAGCCTGTTCTGTTTGTTTGAGTAGCACTTACAATAGGTACATTAAACTCTACAGACAACCCTCGTAATTCTTCTGCAATTGCCTTAATAATAGTATATGAATTAGCGGTAGAACCAGCCTTAATTCTAGATGAAGCACAGATGTTGATATAGTCAATATAGATAATATCAGGTACAAACTTCTTCTTAAGCTTCAATTCATTCAAAAGATGTCTGAAATGATTAGCACCAACTGAAGACGTAGGATATTCCTTGATAATAAGCTTACCAATTTTACCTGCATTAATCTTTTCAAGTTTTCTTATGTACTGATCTTTATCCAGGTCTTCAAGCTTATCCAATGGAACATTCATCAGATTAGCATCAATTCGTTCGGCAATTCGTTCTTCAGCCATTTCCAATGTGATATAAAGAACACTTTTGTTATCCATTAGATTATTTGCAGCTTCATTGCACATAATCAAAGTCTTACCGGTACCAGTACCACCCATGATAAGATTTAGTGTCTTGCTAGGGAAACCGCCTCGAGTAATTTTATTGAGCCATTCTAATGAAAGTGGTATTCTACTCTGAACACTATGATAAAAGTCATATCTAGCCTCAGCATCATCAATAAAGTCATGACCGATGTGATTATCAAACGAAACAGCCAAAGCATCTTGTAATAGATTAGGTATAGAACCACGAGATTCATCACCTTCACCATCTATGATACCAATTGATTTCATAATGGCATTATAGATTGCTTTATCTCTACAGAATTCTTCAGTCTTATCTATTAGCCAATCATCTTCTACATTAAGCTTTTGGTCTAACTTTTTGATAACATCTACTGTTTGATCATAAACCTGTTGATTAACACTAATATCATCCAAGTCAATTAATAGAGCCTCAGAAGATGGTCTGTTATTATACTTTTCAAAATATTTATTAATGAGTGTAAAAGTTAGCTTGTTATGATCACCCGTGAAGTAATCTAGTTTGATATAAGGTAAAGTTTTTCGTATGAAGTTATCATCATTAATAAGTTTATTGAGAATAATTTCTTCAATATTATTCAACTAAGTCCCCCTCGAACTCAATAATAGATCCGCCGCCTATTTGATAGCCCTTTTTAATGTACTCTTTGAAGTCTGTATCATTAAGAATAGGTTCCCAAAATTCAGCCTTAAGTGTGTCTTTTATCCGTACCTTTGGATCAACCAATTCACCTGTTTCACGGTCTACTCTACAGTACCAACCATTACTAGGTTTGGCGACATATTCACCCGCTAAAGCAACATCAAGCAAACCAGACCATTGTTCAACACCACCGTCCCATGATACCGTGATGGGAATTTTTGACTTTTCCTTAACGTACCGAGACTTTTCAACATTAATGACAAATTCATATGCAGTGACTTCTTGTCCAGTCTTCTGTTGACGCCGACCCAAAATCCAAATGTTATCCGCTGAATATGTGATCCCCGTGCCGCCAGACACAATAGCCTTGGGAAATAGCCCAATTTCCATATAAGTATGATTTACAGCAATCAATGGAATATTCTTCATATTGAGATATGGTGTACACATGCGGAACAAGCCCTTTAATGCCTTAGCACGAGACATATCAGCAACTGATTTCTCATTGATAGCATCTTCAAGTTCTTTCTTAGAAGCAAGGTTGCCCACTGAGTCAATCACAACACATACTCGGTCGTCACGATCCAAATTGTCAAGCTGAGCTATAAGATCAAACTTAAGTTCTTCAACATTGGTAATTGGAGTGTGCAATACACGAGATGTATCAATCCCAAAGGTTTCAAAGTATGTCTGGGGTGACCCAAATTCTGAGTCATAGAACAACAAGACTGCTTCAGGATATTTCTTAAGATAAGCCGAAGCCATAATAAGAGCAAATGAAGTCTTGAAGTGCTTAGAAGGACCAGCAAGAACTGTAAGACCAGGTGTTAAACCGCCATCAACTTCACCTGATAGTGCCACATTGATCATTGGTACTTCTGTTGGGATAAAATCTTTTTCATTAAAGAACTTAGACTCTGCTAAAATAGATGTATGATCTAATTTAGAGTTCTTCTTTAGTTTGTCCATTACATTCATTAATTATTCCCTTTATTGGTTAATTCTTGTCTATACTATAATAAACCTGTGTAGTTGTAAATACTTTATTAAACATATTCTTGCCAAGTACCTGGTTTATCAAATGTCATAAACAAGCGCCAGTCATAACCACGGCGCCTATTCTGTTTGTATGGTTTCTTATAACGATTTTCAACTACCCACTGTTCACCGTCTATCAGAATACCACATACCAAATGTCCTTCACCTGTTTCTGTATTACAAATGATGGCACTTACATGTTCTCTGGGATGTCCTTTATGAATGAACAATTCAGCACAAGTCAAAGCAAAGCCATCACAGTCATCTTGGAATTCCTCTCCAGCCATAACATCATCAGCATGAGAAGTCCAATGTTCATTCATATCATATTGCTTATCATCATGGATATAGGTGAATAGACCATGAACTTCTTTATGTATATCTCTAACTTCGTCTAGTGTTAACATTTATTCCTCCTTACAAAGAATACTCTCTGGTTCCCGTTCACACATTTCTGTATACCCTGGTACGTGATAGTCCTTAGGTTCTTCGGTTGGTGTACAAGCAAATAATGGTAGTACTATAATTGCATATTTAATCATAGAGAATCTCCGACATTTTTTTCTTAAAATTTTCTATATCTTCTGATCTATTTGGCCAATAGATATATTCCTTTTCAGATGAACTAAGATTATTTAATAGAGGTAGGAATGAATCATATAATGCATGAGCTCGAGTTTGCCAATCTTTAGCTTCTTCATCAATTGCTTTTATATCAAAAATATCATCTTCACTCATATGAGTGAATCCAAAATCATTTAATTTAGTCATACAAAAAACCTTTCCAGCGTTGATATTTTTTTATGAGACCAACCCATAGATGTTAGAATGATATCAATGGGTTTCAAATAGCCCTTCTCAAATTGCTCATCATAATCTACATAATCTAGCAAGGCAGGTAATGATGATACGTTAGCCATAACATTCTCACCCACTGGGTTGGGCATTTTCATGTAACTGAATTTGATCTTATCACCGTCTTTCACCAGTTCTACTTCCTTGGTAAGACCATGATCAACTACATATTTATTGTGCAGAGCCGCAGCCCTGACAGCAATTGGTGTACCTTTGGTATATGACCAATCAGGTTTAAGGTACTCAGCGAAGTTTACACCTCGGTTGAAGCAAACTGCATCAATGTCCTGTTTTTTAAACTCGTCTCTAATTTCTTTGATATAAGACTGGATTGCTTCTTCACTTTCATTAATGATAATGTTCAGTGATTTCTTAATATAGTCGCGGCAAGCACTAGGGGTTGATGATCTAATGGCTTCAATACCCATCATCTTCAATTCGGGCTCTTTATATCTGAAGCCTTCATTGTCCCATACATTAAGAATGTACCGCTTTTTACCTGTGAAGATACCCTTCGATGCTAGCACTTCACGTTTCATAACAATCTTCTGATCATATGCATTTACATAATCAGCCAAGTCTTGGTATGAATTATCTATCATATCTTGTAATTTAGTATCACAGATTTTATCCATGAAGTTGATAACTTTGTCAGTATCAGATGTATCATCAAAGACCTGTTTAATAAGATCATCCAAACACACATAAGTAGAGTCAGTATCAACCGCTACAACATAGTCTTTGTCACTGTTGAGTATCTTATTCATATACTCATTAATTTTACCTTCTATGAACCTAATAGATAATTGGCCTGCTAAAGTAATACCTTCGGCGTTATCAATATCAAACCATCGGAATGCTACATTACCCATGGCACCATATGCCGAGTTCAATTGAATTTTCTTGGCAAGTTGAAGATTATGGAACCTAGCTATTGCATTTGCATTTTCTACGGATGGGTCTACTTCATATGCATTTTTTGCCTTCTTGAGTTCATTCTTATATTTAGTCCGATCATTATACATCCTCTCCATAATTTCAGAGAAGAAACTTTGTTTTTCTTTTGAGTAAAAAACTCTATTGGGTGTCATGGTAATATTCTGATCATGTAAATCACTTGTATCAACTTCCCGAGATAATAGATTATCAACTGTCACATGACCTATATCAGTCTCAATAGGGGGAAGTTTAGTATCAGGTCCAATATTATATTGTTGAATAAGATGAGGGTATAGACTATTCAAGTCAAATGATGCCACCCACTCATGCATACCCACAAGTGATTGTTTCACAAAGCCGCCAGCATAACTTGATCTTTTGGTGACTGCTTTCTTGAGATTAACTACTGTATTACTCTCCATAAGATGGTTATGGACAATAACATCCCAGATAAGTACCGAGCCTAATGTATCGGCAAAGTTAACCTTGGCATCGTAAGCAATAGTAAAGACCTGCATGAGATAACCCAATTTTTCTTCTAATAGGAAAATGAGTTCTGTATCTCGAATGTTATAGTCAATGAACTTTTGGAAGTCATTCTTGTATAGATTATGAAGGCTACCATGCTCTGAGTAATCTAATTTCTTGACCCCTAGTTCTACTTCCCCAATATAGTCAAGTTTATATGACTCTCTTGGATTCAGATTAAACTTTTTATAGACTTGAAGATAATCAAGAATAGTAATACCTGCTAAGTCCCAAGAAATTTCAGTGTTGTGTCCGAATTTAACTTCACGTCCTTCTACCTTATTCCACGGTGATAGCTTCATATAGCTTTCATCATCAAACAGGCGTTGCATACGGTTAATGAGATATGCAAAGTCAAACAGTTCTACATTCCAACCAGTGACTACATCAATATCAATCCGTTGCCAAAAGACAATGAACTTACGGAATAACTCTACTTCATTCTTACACTTCTCATAAACTACATTATCGGCTGCCTTATAATCATGATATGCAAAGACATAGTATTTGTTTCGATAATAAACCGTAATGGATGTTACTTCATATTCAGCCCTGGAAGCATCAGGAAAAGAACCATCATGTGAAATAACCTCAATATCAAGTGAGGCTATTCTGATCCTATTCATTTCAGGATTGATGGTAGGATATGTATCGTTGATCCAAGCATACTGCCACCGATCAAAGCCATATACTTTGCGGTTTACAATTTCTTTGGATTCATTTAGATAATTTCGTGCATCAGTGATTCGCTCGAATGTCTTTTTTGAGACTGGATCACCGTGAATAGTTTTATAGTCGCCATATGGGTCTGGTTCAAACAAATATGGGTTGACATGTACTTTTTTCTTAATACGATGCCCATGTTTATCATATCCCATGAGCAAGATCTTGTTGAA